CCCGGTATTGTATGTAAGCACCTGCCCGTTTGTGGGTGACGATAGGAGAACATCTGTAAGGGAAGCAAGCGTAGTCGATCCGCTCGTAGGGGTGGCATTTTCCCATTTCATCGCCACGGTGTTGTACGTCAACACTTGGCCATTCGTAGGACTGGATATCAGGACATCGGTCAATCCGGCAAGGGTGGTTCCCGCTGTCGCTGTTAATGCCCCGGCAACCACTGACAAGCCCGCGCCGTAGTGCAGTCCTACCCCGCTTCCGTTTACAAAGAGGGGCGATTGGGCTACGACGGAAATTCCCCCCGCTGTTATCCCCAAACCACCAAGAGCGCCAATTTTGACTTCAAGATTTTGTAACGCCCGGCGTAGACGGACATCGGACTGCGGAAAGCGATCCAGGGTTGTCAGTGTGTTGCTCACTAGATTCTCCCGTGCCGGGTACGACCCGTGATCGCCGAAACGACGTTAAGGCTTTCCAAGCCCCAGGAAGTATTGTTGGCATTCTGTGTGATTTCCAGCAGGATAGAATTGCCCTGGATACGGGGAACACCATAGCGGTTCACGGGTGACGCCGTGTAGGACCAAGCGGGTGTCGTCGCGTTGACCACTTCCTCTGGCGATTGTGCCGCGTAAACATTCACCGTCACCGGATCGCTGGCAGAATCTAGAACCGTCGTGATCCGGTTAATACGGCTATTCTGGTGGGTGCTACCTGCTGTCATGGGCGCAAGGCGAACCATACTGGGAATCGCTGTCCCATCATCCGATTTAGACGCGCCGTCCACTTGGCGCACATAGCCGTCAAATCCACCGAGAAGATCGGCACGAGCAGTTGAATCTGTCGCCTTGAAATTCAGCACCGAAGTCGGGTCACAATTTGTGGGGTACTGTTCCGGCCAAAAACCGTCGGTGCGCTGGTCCCACCAATAATGGATCGTAGGACTATTGTCCAAGGGAGTTATGTAAATATGCACCCCTTTAAGGAGTTCATCCCAGAGGAGTAAGACTTCGTGGGTTGTGGCGTCCACCTGTCCGAAGACCTTATCCAATCGTCCCTGACTCAGTGCTTCGGGCATACCACCGAGAGTCTTCTGGTACATGCTGCTCATACCAAACGGGGCCATGCGGAAGAATGTCCCGCCCCCGAAGAAATACATCGTGCCCTGTTGGTCCAGGCACCAGGCGTCCGGCCCGATGATCCCAACCTCATGTGTCACGTTGTCGATCTGGCCATTGTTCGCGGGATCGCCCCGCATGAGCCATATCGACTGGATGCCGCCCATGAGCATGATGTCGTCATTGTACGGCGCAAGACAAGTAACGACATCGCCCACAAGCCCGGCGTCCGAATTGTTACCTGCCACGGGGGACGTAGCGCTGAAGGGAACCTCGCCGTAGTTCCAATTCAACGACGCGGGAAATGCCGCAGCGGGTAGAGGATTGATCTGCTCGTCAGCCGCCGCGGACATGAACCAATCCTGCGGGTCGCTGGCCAATCCTGATAGGACAATGCGCCCCCGCCATCGCACGATGATCGTGGCCCCCAAGGTATTGACGGGTGCCAGGGGTCCGGCTGGATTGTTTGTCGGCAAAGTTCCGGCACCGCTCGCCGCTACCGCCGCGGTCCAGGATGACACCGTGTTGGTCACGGGATCATAGATATGGTATCCCGCATTAGTGCCGTCCACGAAATACATCTTGCCAAAATTGGAAGCCATTCGAACCACGTTCAACTTTGTAGATAAGACGCCCGACCCGCCGCTAATCGCCGACCAGGGACTACCCGCGTACCCCGAATAGACGCTACCCCCCGAAACGGCGAGAAGAAGGCCGTTAGTCGAATAAGGGGTGTAGACCAAGTTCCCCGATCCGTCATCGTGGTAGCCTGGGTAGCCACTAGAGCTTCCCCCACCAGGAACGGCCCCTTCATCTGTGATTTGCAAATTACTGGCTGCAACTGTTGCACCAGTACCAGGGTCGGTAGAAGGTGACGTGATGAGGGCAACTCCTGGGTGTATCGCATATTCGTATGTGGTCGTTGAAGTGGTTCCTATAAGAGCGCCCCCGACGTACACTTTCACACTTCCCGTAGGTTGGTTGTACACAAATTTCATGGATGTAGACAACGTGTTTCCAAAAGGAATTTCGATAGTGGCCCCGATAGGCGAACCTCCCGGTACTTGGGCTTGAATCATGTAGTATGACGACCCCGGCGTTATCGGCGGAAAAAGTCCCGACCACCCGGATGACAAATTACGGGTGACAAGCGATACACTAAACGTTGGTCCGGTATACGGAACAGGCAACGTATCGTTTATCAAGGAAGCAAATATGGAAGTCTCAATGGTGGAAGTAGCCATAGCCATCCCCACACCACCATTCGGGGGTTGAGTCATGGCTGTATTCGCCGACAAGGAAAAACTCGCCCCCGTCAAATTGTGGTTTAGAATCACCCCACTACTAGTCGTACCTGTAGGGTACATGCCTGTCGCCCCTGTTAGAGGCTGCGTCGTACTCGACTGCATCAGGTAAGAGGGGGAAGATACCAGAATTACATTGTTGAAATCGGGTTGTGCGTTAAGAACGCTCCCCGGCGTTCCCGTCAGGCCGCTTCCATGAGTCACAGGCACGGGCACAGTTTGACTACCCACGCCCACCGACTGTGGCGGCAAGTAACCCATGCGCTGAATAGGGTTCGCGCCGTTGGGCTGGGTGGCGATCCACTTGGATAGTCCCGCCCGCTGCCCGCCTCGGAGCCGTTGGCCGGTCGCGTCGTAGGGACGCACGTTGAGACAGGCCGGAGTCGTCCCTTCGGGCTGGGCCTTGTATGCCCAATTTTCATCCAGCCCCTTCACGGGGAAGTCTTTATCCATCGGAGCCTTTTGCTTGGCTTCTTCCGGTCGTCTATCTGTTGGTAGGGGCATTTTCTTATCCAAGAAAATAGGCCCGCCCGAGAAAATGAGCGGGCCTATGTATTACTGTTTCCGAACAGCGAACGCTAGCGGGAATTTATATCACTAAATGCGAGATTCGACCGATACCAAATTTCGATGCCGTAGATGTTCACGGCGTCAGTGCCCGTAGCCGAATTCAGGGCCAAGTTGATATCCAGACAATCGCCCGGATGAATCGAAGCGTCGGCCGTAGCCGACAGGGATCGGTTGGACGTGCCCTGACCAAGTTCCGGCGCGACGGTGCCTGTGAAGGCATCTGCGTTGATCTCCAGCCAAGTCGTAGCCAGATTGGACCCCAAGCCCGGAATAACCGCCGATGTGCTGACCACACCGAGATCAGCGGACAAAGCCAACCCCGCAGGCAGAATGCCTTGGGCATCATCCGGGATGATGCTAGGCACTGGCCGCTTGCGGTAGATGGTTGCCTTGAGGGTCTTCGTCGCATCGCCTGCGGTATCGTCCCCACGATTAGCCGCGATACGGATACGCAATTCGTCTATGCTGCTGTCGTAGTCCGGGGGCACCGTGAGAGTCACCTTGCCAGCGAATGTCTGGCCCTGGGCGACCTGGAGACCATAGAAGTTAGTTTCCAATGCGGCAACCACGGGAACCGTTCCCGCGCCGACGACCACCCCCGTGCTGCTCCGCACGGTGCTGACGGGGATACTCATGGCCTTACGGAACCCGTCACCTGGAGTGAGGTAAGAAACGCGCCGAAGGAAATTTGACTCGTTAATGGGACACCAACACTTTCTCTGGCTTCTGCCAGCGACCTACTGCCTATAATTAACAGTGGGCCTTCTGAAATACTGCCGGAAGTCCCGGAGCGCGACCGTCGTGCTTCTAGGATTCCCGCAATAGCCGAGCCGTCTTGCGGCGGCGCGGCCGTCAACCCGTAAGCTGTTCGGCAAAGCGATCTGCCGGTAGTAACTCATTCGGTTGGCCAACACGTCCTCGCCTTGGAGTTCGGCCTGGGCCAAGGATGCGGCTTTAACAGTTTCATCATGGGCGAACCCGGCGATATGTGCATCTGTGGGATTCACCATCTTGTCGAAGTAAACCAGATATGGAAACTCGACGCGATACGTGCCGCCTGTGTTCGGGTAGATCATCAAGTTCCACGCGCGGGAATTCGATTGATCGCGCCGGACGGCGGCGTAGTAAGGGTTGCCACTGACTGAATTCCAATTTTCACGCAACCGCCTGATCTCAAGTTCGCTGATCCAATTGATCGGCACACCGCGGTTTGATCCAGCCTGGTATGTGATTTCGCCGCAAACCTCACCGCCAAAACTATTTGGCAACATGTATATGCCGTTGGAAACGAGCGAGAATTCCTTCGCCCCGATCCAAGCATAGTTGCCCACCACAGTCATTTGAGTATTGCTGGAGAAGTTGTTCAGCGGAATCGGTCCGGCGATATCCAGTACAAAGAGGCTAGTACCTGTAGCCGATGGATAAAAGATCAGCGATGGGCTGACGATGGTAGTCGTATTGCTTCCTGCATCATACGTCGCGGTCAACGTCGGTAGGAAGGGGGCCACGGTCGGAGGCACCGTGAACATGTACGTCGCGGCCCCGACCCACTGGTAGTCGGTGCCAGGCGTCAGTGTAATTTCCATGTCGGATACAAAGCCCGCTATGGTAAACACACCGATATTTCTTACAGAAAGAATCTGCCCGACGTTAGATAGACTGAACGCGCCAGAATTGGAAGCGTACACATGCGTCGTCCCGGCAATCGTGGTTGAACTCAGGAGAGTCGGCCCGGCCGAACCCGGCGGCATCTGGATACCCACGTCCTGCCAAATGTCAATTTCGGCAATCGGACGCTGCCATCGCCAGCCATTCGGAGGACCATCGGCGATGAACATGCGCATCCCATCGGCCACATATCGCTGGCACTTGTCGAGTGTGAACGGGTCGATGGGCACCTGGGCAGCTTGATCCCCATTGGGACCGTAGTAGGCCACACCCAATTGTTCGGCCACATTGAGGATCAGGTCGTTATACGTCAGCGCCGAGTTGGGTTCTCCAACGGCTTGTGGTCCGGGAACCGGAGCGACATATGAATCGTAGGCCATTAGTTAAATCCGCCTATCGCATGACGGGAGAACATCATTCATTTGGTCCTTCAAATCGCCGAGGTTTTTCATCCAAGCGTAGAATCCGTCAAATACCCAAACAGGCATCGAATAAAAATCGTGAGCCAAGCCCTCCCATTTGTCAGTACACCATGTTTTCCTGACGGCATTCTGCGAGCTAGTAAACCATTGTTTACCCGACTTAATCCATTCCAAAAGTGGGTGGGGGTTAGCGGGCACTACGCCATGAGTATCCAGAGCAATAAACTGACGAATTGCCGCCAATTTATCCTGACGAGACTGAACGAACCATTGCGGGTGAAAACGCCCGAAATAATAAGCCCAACGGATATTCATCGAAGATTTCATTCAAAAGCCTTCTTCAAGTTCTTCTTGGCATTCGCTTCAGCCTTGGCCTTATGCGCCGGGAGTTTGCCCTTGTTGTCGAAGTGGTGTTCCTTCACCCACGATTCCCCTTTAGTGGCATAGAGGTAGCCGCGTTGTGCCTGACTCTTGGCGGGCATTACTTAATCCCCAGGGCTGTTTCCACGGCGGTTTCGATCTTCTGGGCCAAGGATGGAGCCGGAACCAGAGGAGCGACCGCGGGCGGGTTAGCCGAGGCCGCGGCGTAGGCGTTCTCAATCTTCAGTGCTTCATTCAGGATCGCCTCGGTGACTGGCTTCCCGTTGGCAGTAAGTTTTGCGCGCTCTATCGCCTTCTCGACAATACTCATGTTAATCTCCAATCCCGCATGGGCGGGTCAAGCGGGCGTCATACTTGGGATTCTCGGCCCCTTAGGGGCTTACACTTTCCCTACGCCCGCTTGATCCGCCCACCGAAGTCGGCTCACACCTTCACAGTATGGGGGTAGCCGACCCCGATGGGGAGGACGGAGGAGCTAGCTGAGCAACACAGCGTAGGTCGAGGAACTCGTGGCCGCGCCTTCCAACCACCACTTGCCGGAGCGGAACGTGATGGAGAACTCGGTCTTCGCATTCACCGGCGCGATGAGGGTGGCGAAGTTACCCGGATCGGCCGGGGTGATCGTCACGGACCCGCCGGTGCCCGAAGGCACGACGATCTGGATGCTCAAGGTCTGGCCTTCAAAGCCATCGGCCAAAGTCAGGGCACCCGCAACCGTGGTCGTATCAAGGTACTGGACAACCCGGCTCGACAGCGGAATCGCCAAGGGTGCCGTGGTCGTGATCGTCACAACCGCAGCAATGCCACTGGAAGTCGTGGCCCCAGCAGTCGCAATTGCCCCGCCGAGACGGGCGAAAATCTGACCGTTGGTGGTGGAACGATCCCAAGTGGCGAGCGCAGTCGCCAAGGCGACCTGGGAGCCGGTGACTGCGGCCATCGCGTAGCTACCGTTGACCACGGTCAGACCCGTCACGTCGATGGTGCAGTTGGCGCTAGTGAAGACCGGGACACCCTGACCATTGGCGGTCGGGACGTAGATATTCACCCAGCACGGACCCTGGAGGCTACCTTGCGGGGAATCCTTCACGACGCCTGCGAAGAAGTTCAGAGTTGCCGTGGTGGGTTTGATGACGTTGATAACTCGTGTCACGTTCTGATCGGATGCCGATACGAGATCGGTGCCTGCCAGTGCCGTCGAACCCGCCGAGGTATCATGCAGGCTGCTGGGATACGAAGCCACACCGAAGGCATTGAGAGCGCCCGACTTCTGCGCCCACGAGAAGTTCGTCGCTGCGTCGTAGCACAGGGCGTAACCAACAGCCAGCAAATCCGTGCCCGTGAAATATACCCGCTTGATCGAAACCTTCTCAGAAAATCCAGTCGTTACTTGTGAATCACTCATTGCGTTTCTCCGTGGGGGTTGACCCCTTGGGGTTAAGAGCTTGCCCCCAAGGAGTCGATCCTTGGGGGCGACGGCTCAAATGTTATCCTTAGCTGGTGGTGACGTTGTGAACCACGAAGCCCGCAGTGCGCCGGTTGATGCACAGGTTGTTGTGCGAACCATCCAGGTAGACCGTGACGGTCGTGTGCTGGAGGCGATCCGTCATGGGTTTCGATTCCTCCATCCAGAAACCGTCCTGGACGAATGGAATGAACTTCTTGAAGTCCACGGTGTAGATCGGATTGTTGGGCACGTTATCCAGATTCGGGATGTACTGAACCGGGATACGATTGAAATAGCAGGTGCCTTCAACGTCGATCAGGCTCTTGCCCGCCAGGTCCTTCGGCTGGGTCGCGTCGTCGCGCTTGTCGGCCAAGTCCTGCAACTCGGTATTCACGTCCAGGTTCGCGTACATACGCCGAGTACCGACCTCATCGTTGCCCGGCGAGGTGATGAACAAAGGCGGCTTGAACCGAGTCGCCAGGATCGCCCGGCGCATGGTACGCAGGAGGGCGTTGTCAACCTTGGTATAGGTCGCAGCGTAGTTACGCCACTTGGCTTCCACGGAACCGTCGATACCCGCGCAGACCGTCCCAGTGCTGCCGTCCTGATACCGGATAGTCTGGCCGCTGAACCCGGCCGCGGTGACGCCGGAATTGAGCATGTTCAAATAGTACGGGATGCCGTAGGGGAACAACTTGTCCGTCGCATTGGTCGGGGTCTTCCAACCGCGATCTTCGATCAGGTCGGCAAGGGACCACAGGCCATCCGTTCGACGGGATTCCATGAGGTTAATGTAGCCCTTGGCCGTGTTCTTGTTACGCAGGATTTCCACGATGTCCCAGGAATAGTTCGTGCCGATCTGCGTCCACGGCACGTCGATCTGGCGCTGTTGATTCAGGACCGTAGGCTGGTCCACGTCGAACAGCTTGCGGTACGAAGCATTGCCCGATTGATCCAGCATCACGTTGCGCTGGATGCTGGTGCCGCCGTCGATCTGGGTGCGGTCTTCCTGGTAGATACGGCAGAACTCGTAATTCTGGTTGGTCCACGCGACTTCGAAGGTCTGCTTGGGCAGGTCTTTGAGGGTCGTGGCTATGAGGTCAACCAATTTATCGTTATCTATGCCCATGTCTTATCTCCATATGTTGTTGTGAACCAGTTATCCGAAAGCCTTGGCGAGACGGTCCTCGGTTCGGCCCATTAATTCTTGCCGATTCTGAGGAGGGCCACCCGCTGATCGCCGTCCTTGAGCGGTCGGTCGGAGGGTGATATTCGCGTTTCGCTTTTGAACCTTCGTTTGAAGCTGGCTCCGTATTGCGGTTTCTTTGACGCCACTGGCGACGGAATCGTGCGCCAGTGTAAGTGCTTCCTGAACGGACAACTCCCGGCCCTGGTACGCGGCACCGGCGCGAAGGGCGTCGGCCGTATCCAGAACCTTCTTGAACGCATCTACTTGGGCCGGGGTCTTCTCGGTAAAGTTCGCCGGGCCATAGAAGGATTCGTAGCCCTTCATGGTCTTGTCGCCGAAGAAGTCCCCAACCGACTTCGCCAAGCCTGCTTGGGCATCCTTGGTGGATTGTTCCCGCGCAGCCTGAGCGCCTTGCACGATGGGGCCGAGGGCGCTAATCGCCGCGTTGACCGGCCCGGCCAGCGCTTCGATCAAGTCCTTGTTCCCGTACTTCTCGACCATTTCCTGCACGTTGATCGGCGCGAGGGGCGCAGATGCAACAGGCAATGCAGGAGATGAGACGGCGGGGGCTGGGGAAGAAGCAGCCGGGGCAGTTCTCACTTTGCGGCCTATCTCTGCCCATTCCTGAATCTCCTTCGTCCGAGATTCGTGCATCCTCTCGAACGTCTTCATTGCTATGGCGGGATCGGTCTTCGAAAAGTTGGCGATCTCGTCATCAGTCCAGCCGCGCGCCTTTGCCGTTCGGACATACGCCGCGGGAAGGGTAGAGGCAGGTGCCACTGCTTCCTCTGACTTTTGGCCGGGGATCAAGTCTGAGACCTTCTCCGGCACTTCCGTCGTAACGGTTTCTGCAACAGGTGCCTCGACGACTTCTTCGACTGGTGCGGCAACAACAGGCTCCTCAACGGCCGGGGTGTCCGTGGTCTCGATATCGTCGAACGCCGCCAGGTGTGCTGTCACCGCTGCGACGACTTCCGGGTTATCAGAGAGACGCGGGGCCGGTCCTTGGGATATTGCTGTTGACGCCGGTTGTTCTGCTACATCGACCATTTTTGTTTCCTTGTCTGCTGTCCCCGAAGGGAGGTAGGAGACTATCTATCCACTGTATCCGCTACCTTAGCGAGATGTCAAGAACTTCTTTGAGCCGATTTTCGCATAGTGATCCGCCAGCCACAGGCACAATGTCGAAAAGATCAAGACTGCCAGATACCAAAGAGGGATATACGTAACCCCAAGGTTCAGCGCCCACCCAGCCGGAAAGACCGTCCATTCGTTGCGGTGAATAGGCGTCCAACGAGTGCAGAACCATGTGATATCCTCGATCAAGAGGGAGAGCGGAAGCATGGCGAACCCCATAAGAAGCATATACTTTTTTCGGTGTTCCGCCATATCCCGAAGGTGCAAGATCGCCAAAGAAAATGAAGCGACTGTCATCAGAGAGAGCAGGCACAGATGGTAGTATGCAAAGTGATTCCCCAGCCAAGGGATCGTTGCGAACCCCGCCGTGTCAGTCGGGATGTACTTCGCCTCCAGAATGCCGTAGGTGATGCCAGAAGCGAGTACCAAAAGCATCAGGCTCACGAGGTTCGTCAGATATCGCATCAGTAACTCCGCATGTCAGCGAGACCAGCGGCTTTGAAATAGGCGCGCTTTTGCCCGAGACTTTTGAGAACCGGGACGGCTGATCCTTCGTGCATTTCAAGATCGACATCGGGGAACCTCTTTCGGTGTTCGGCCACGTCTTCGGGGTCCGCAAGGAAGCCCATTGACTCCAGGCGGATCGGCTTCTTATAGTTGGCACGAACGGCCGAGTTCTGGAGGGCGATAGAAATGGGCATCAACTTCCCACATTTAGGGCATGTTGGAAGCCGGTTCCAATTGGCAATCGTGCGATATTCCGCTAGAGTTTCGCCACATTCGCACTCATGGTCGTATAAAGGCATTACTTGTACCCCAACGCTTCATTCTGTGCCTGAACCTGAGCATTCTGTTTTGCAATGGCTTCGGCGGCAATCGCCTTGATGTGGGCCGTGTGCTTGTCAAGCAGGGTGTTGAAATGCTGCTGCATGATACTTGCTACTTGGTAATAGGTATTGTAGGCGTCCATCTTCCCCGCGGTCTTAGCATCCGACGCTAACTTGGTCGTTTCCTTGATTCTCCCTTTGACGGCCTGGATGTACTTTTCCGGGTGTTCAGGGTCAACTTCCGTATCCCTCATCAAGTGCATCGCGATCTGGTCATTGAGAGGAGGGGGCACTTGACCGCCGCCTCCAGTCGCCGCTTGGAGTCCTTGCTTGGCCTGGGCCTCAACTGCGGCAGCGCGAGTAGCCTGAACCATTGCCGCCTTGGAAGGACTGCTCATGGCTTCTACTTCGGATTGCATTTGGGGGGCGCCGGGCTGTTGAATGTCACTCATGGGATCGGGCATTATGCACCATCCTTCGTGGCGGGGAATGCCTTGGCAAGCCCTTCCTTGACCTTAGTTTCCATATCGACCGCGCCTTGTATCGACCCGGCCTTCTTCTTCATATGCTTGAGCGCGGCTTGGTGCCGCTTCTCATCCAACCGGATATTCTGCGCTTCGGTCAAGTGCCGGGCGTCATCTTCTGCCTGGAAGTCATCCGGGGTATCCGCCGTCGCGCCACCTAGTTTCGCCGTAGCCATCATATTCTCCTAAAGTGTGTTCACCGACTGGTTAGGTTGGGCGTCGGACTCCATCGTCCCACCACCGCCCGCTCCCATTGGCATCTTGAGGTCGGCTGAGTTCATTGTATTGCCAGCTTGACCGTTCTGCTGGATCGCCGCCATACCGCCACCCGGTGCGGACATCGGTTTTTGGTTGTCGGGCTTCGGCCCGGCATTCATCTGCTGTAGCATCTGCGCCTGGAAATTCGGATCATAGAACACTTCGTCCATCCATTCCAGGTCGAGTTCCTTGGCCATACGAACAGCAAAAGCAGGGAACGAGAAGGGAACTTGCATCTGCTGGCAGACCATTGCGGCTTGGGCCGCGGACGGCAGAACCTTCGCGGCGAATAGCAGCGCCTTCTGGAGTCGCTGATTGGGGTCCAGCCGGGACATGGACTTTTCTTCGATCTCAAAGTGGAAATCGAGGAAGTCCCCCTGACGAGTATCCGGGCTGAGGATCGTCTGTTCCTGGATCATCTTGGGCGGGATGATGACCGGCCCCATAGGACTCATCACCGTTTGAGCCGGGATCGGCGTCCGCTTGATGAGGGGGAGCGAAATCAGGGGGTCGGTGTGTAGATACCACGCCAACTTGCGTTGAACGTTCTTGGTGCCGATGTATACAATATCCCGCATATCTTCGATACGAACACCCGCATTGCTCTGGAGGATATTGGCTTGGGTCGCGGTATTCGCGTTGGACTTCACGCCGCCGAGTTGATCGGTGTTACCCGAGGCGAGGTTAAACCAGTAGGACAACTGCTGGAGATGTTCTGAATTGGAATTCTGCTGACCGCCGTAATGCTGCACGGCGACACCCTGTACATCGGCCACTCCAATTGCTTCGCCATCGCCCGCATCTATGATTTCCTGCGCATCATCCGCGGCCGAAGGCTTGTATGTCAACACGTCCTTCTGACGTTCAGCTTGCTCCATGATCTTCTTGGCCATCTTGTTAGAGGCCACATGGAGGTCGTACCATATACCCACCGGCGCGATAGGCATTGGGTTATTCGGAAGCGGGGGAGTGAGGGATAGGTATGTGTAAGGTCCCTCATCAGGCCCGTCGTAGTCCTGGACGCGGAGATAGTCATCAAACACATTGCGACTGGCGGGAAGCGTGACAATGGCCCGCGCCGCGGGAACCCAGACTTCCCGGACATCCACAAGGTCTTGAAAGCTACTGATCTCGGTCGGCGTGACATCGTGCATCGACATCTGATCGACTTCGCGCCGGGCGTAGGGGTCCTGATCCGCGGAAATCAGACGTTCCACGAGGTCATTCTTATAGAGACCTGAATCCAACAGCATCTGCCGGGGAACGCGAACTCGGTGCCCTACGAAGGATGCTTCCTCTAACCGGCGAGCCGCGGGGTCCAGGATGTAATCATCAAAGTCCACCACGGTCGCGTAGGGACGGCCCGCGTCGATTCGTAAGTCGTCCCCGAAGGTTATCAGATCATCGCTCGTGGCGATCCCGGTCTTCATAATTCCGAGTACAAAGAGCGAGTCTACGATCCATCTGCGTAGTTCATCGCGTAGATTCATCTCTTTGGCGAGAAAGTCCAGGCCCAGACCCAGAAGTTCCGCGTAGCCACGGTACATCAGAAACTTGGAAGTCACGACAGTTTTGGGGAAGTTTGTGACCAAATTAGGTACAAGTGTAGCTACGGCCCCGAAGATCATGTTGATCGGCTCGTTACCTATCGTGGCAGAATCTTTATCGTAATACTGCCCGGCGAACTCCCTCAAGAATAGAAGACGGGAGGATCGGAAAGTTCGGAGACGTTCCTCGCCCAACGCGATAGCCCGGTACATTTTCTTAACGGTCACTTCCCGTGTAGGCATATCTATACCTGGAACTGTCGCAAATACGCGGCAGCCTTTTCAAGCGTCATGGGGTTTTCCCTAGCCCCGCCGAGAAGGGTGTTACACCCACAACACAGTAGACGCCGCACTTGTCCGGTTTCGTGGTTGTGGTCAACCGCTAAACGAGAAGGTTTACCTCCGTGAGTTCTTGTTTCTTCCTGGCCACAAATGTAACACCTTCCGTTTTGTTCTAAAAACATGCGATCATACTGCGCCGCGGATAAACCATAAAGTCGGGAGAGATTCTTATCTCTATCGTAGTCGGTGTTAGAACGGGCTTCACGTCTACGCTTACTTCCAGCCAAGGCTTGCGCCTTATGTTCGTAATACCACCGCTTCGCTCGTTCTCTCGAACGTAGTCTTCTGGCGGGGTCTTTCGCGTAATAACGCTGTCCTTGCAACTGGACCTTTTCAGGATCACGGACTCGTTTTGGCATTATCTGCCCTTCTTATAAAACTCAGGGTGGCCGGATGAGAAATCCACCACCGCACCCCATTCTAACCGATTAGTCTTCCTATGCGCAAGGGCGAATCTTTTTCGTTCCCCAATAGACCTTCCCGGAGGAAGCGGTTCCACGGGTTTTCCTGTAGGGGCATCTTCGACCCCTAAGAGCATTAACATATCAGCTATGACTCTATCCCCGTGAGTAAGTTGCGCCGATTCTGATTCTTTAACGAATTCCGCGGGTCCGAGGCCACCAGAATCGTAGTAGACGTAGGTAAGAGCCTCGTCAAGCGCCTCAGCCGAATGGTTAATGATTCCCGCATGGGCGTAAGCTCGGCGCAAGATGCCGAGGGTCTGTTCTTTCTTTTCCTTAGTGCTGTGCCAGCCGTATCGTTTACCAGTCTTCTCCGTCACCGTGCCCGCAGCTTTATCAACATAGTAATTTGGATATTGCAAAGTCTTGACAAACACGCGGCCAAAATCCCAGCCGGGGCCGTTAGCTTCCCAGATAACCAGTGGATGCCCACCGGAACGAGCACCGCCAAACCATATAGCAGCAGCAGAAACAATTCGAGCGAGATCGTAAGGAGGTACATTAGCATCAGCAAACTCCGCGATCTTCTCACGGGTCTCGGCACAAAGGACCGATACAACTGAGTTAGAAGCCCCCTGCCCCTTGGAAATATCGACGCCGAAGATGTAATTCTTGGTTTGATCGGGTCTCCCTCCTACGTTGGCCGACCAGAAGCGCCAGCTTCCAGTCTTAGCGATGTTGATCTGATCTATCTGCTTACGTGCGATTATACCAGGCATGGCATCCTGGGCCACATTTCGAAGGAAGTCGAAGCCGCGTGTAAACGTCGCGGGCTTGGCGAACAACGCCCGGTGCTGCTCAATAGGGTGCGCGTCGAAGAAGGTGGACCCAGAACCGATATCGTCCATGTCCAATTCTTGCGCCATTTCCTGGGGCGACCGGCGCTCGGATTCAAAATCATACCACTTAGACCTGATCTTCCATGCGTGGGTGACTTCATCTTGGACGACATACCGGCCCTTCCCCTTCTCTGGGTGTTCCCACCACGGCATAGTGAAGACTTTGATCTTACCCGACTTCTTCCACTTGGTGTATTCTGTTCCCGGCCCTGCGGGCGTGGAATTAACGAGGCGGCATTGCGCCACATCTCCGGTACTCTTGCGAATCATCTGGCCCGCATCTACTTTAGCGAATTCATCAAGAAGAAGGGCATCCCGCCTGTCACCGGATGCCGCGTTCTGGTTCGTGGATTCACCGTCAATCCGGCTATTAGTCGCCAAATTGGTGAAGGACATCGTTACATCTTTGATGGGGGGAACCATCCAAGTAGGAAGCCATTTTCGTATGTACCTGTGTTTATAGAATAACGACTTGGGGTTGTCCCTCCCATCTACGTATTCCTCCGTGCGGGACATCTCAAGGAAGAACACGGGGTCGGTGCGGAAAAGAAACTGGTGTTCAAAAACCAGGATGTGATCCCAAGATGCCCCCATGTCGCGTGATTTGTCCGTCAACAAGTCATGCTGATCGCGGATCGCCCCCTCTATGGCAAGCAAGTGCCGGTCCTGTATTTCCCAAGTTACAAAGGGCGCATTCGATCCATCTTCCCTCAGCCTTTGTTGGCCCTCATCGTTGATCTCTCGAAGCTTTAATGTATAGACAAAGGCATTCACCCAGAATAGAAGTGAATCCCGGCAAGCGGCCCAGAGGTCATTCTGAAATTGGGGATCACTATCGGCATCGCGCAAAAGCCGCGCCCGGTACTCCAGATTCTCATGGATCGCTTTAGGCACCTTGAGACCGGTCTTGGGGCACGTCCATATAACAGGTTGGTTAGGGAAAGGGTGCGCCAATTCGGGTTTGTTGGTGTCAACCATTGGCCTCATCCAAATACCGGGAGGCCCGTCTCAAATTGTCGGCATTATCCTGAAACATACCAAGACCATAATTACACTCAGCACAAAGCAGACCCCGTATCTTACCAGTTATATGATTGTGGTCCACAGACAATCGTTTGAGGGTCTTCTTATGGCAAATTGCACAGACGCCGCCTTGCTCGGAATTCATGGCGTCGTATTTCTCAATTGACAGCCCATACCGTTCAAACAAACGCTTCCTTCTACTATTTGGGTTTTCCCGGTATACCCTATCCTTCTGACGAGCCGGATCACAGCAACACTTCTTGCAGTACGAAGTATATTTCTTATTCCGGGTACGACTGATGTAGAACTCCGACCAGGGCTTCGATACTCCACACCGCGGGCATTTTTTACCCCCGCGGGAATGGGGCACCAGGACTGGTGCCAGATTCGGCTGGATCGTAGAGATAGTCGGTATCTCTATCGTCGTGGATTTCGCCTTCGCCAATGGGCCTACTCCTCGCCGGGTTCGGCGTCATCCTCAGACTTCTCGGCCGCGGCCTTGGCCATCGAATTGATCCGGGCCTTGCCTAAGTCCGTGACCTTCTCCGTTAACGACCGGCCTTGATCCTCCACGACGGCCAGAGGAATCTTGCCTTCGATACGATTGTAGAGTATGTCTATCGCGCGCCAGTCGGGAGGAAACCGAGTTTCCTTGCCGGTCTTGGGATCAAGTTCCTTGAAGCCGAGCGCCGACTTCCAAACGAGTTGGGCCAACGCCGCTGCCTTGGTAATGGGATCACCGTGGTCGTCCTGGGTCTCGATATCCAGCGCCAAACTTCTGAGATATTTACTCAGAATGGCACCTGTGGGAGTCTTGATGTCACGTTTAGCCGCCAACGACGATCCCAACTGGCGCGCTCGAAAAGCTGCCTGTAAGACTTCCACCCGGCCCAAAAGCCACGCCGTTCGCCACCTGTCCTGCTGTTGGGAGGACCACCGTACCAATTGCTCCGAACAAATTGTCCGTTGTAAGGATCGCGCCCAGAGCGGGAACGTGTGCCACGGTTACACCGAAAGCGGAAGTTGAACCTAGATTACTGCCCGCAGCCGGGGTGAGGACTAGCCAGTTGCCCGTGGGCGCTACAAGTCCCGTATACTGGTTGATTGTCAAGGCACCCGTGAGTTTCCACGCTGAAGCTCCCACCGGCAGGCCCGTCACATCAATGAACGAATACAACGTGTTTGTGCTGAGGTCTAGAGTCAGGTTCGAGAAGGACATCACCTGTCCCGAGGCCGCTGATTGCAGCGTAATCGTGGAAGTTGACCCCGATGTGCCCACATTAGTGAATATGAGGCTACCACCGGCAGCGCCGTTATTGATTTCCCATTTCCCAGCTGCCAGGAATATTCCCGAACCAAACCCGGATAGGATCATGTCCCCCATGAAAATAACCGGATGGCTCGTTGACGAACCTACCGTGAAAAGCATGAGGTTGGACGAATCTGTGATCGTCACGCCCGCGTTCACGACGACCCCCGATCCCAGGACTAGACTTGTAGTAGACAGTCCTGATACGGTGAGGTTACTGGCGATGGTAATTCCGTTGCCAGTATTAGGTATTGTAACGCCCGTGGTGAAGGTCATGGTGCCGTTGGACTGGTAGATAGTGTCCCCCGCCGTAGGAATCGACCCCGCCGCACCGCCTGTTCCGTTGGGGCCGAGATACCAATTGCCCACAGTCGAATAGGGGCTGCTGCCTCCCCCGGCGATATAGAAGTATTTGCTGGCCATTACGCACCTCCCGTAGTGGCCGGGGCGGGAGATGCGACCCCACCTGATCCGGGCGGAATCGCCGCGACAGGCATGTTTTGAACCACGGAAACCAGCCCTTGAAGCGACGCCTGGTCCCCTGGTTGGAGCAGCGCGATGATATCGGTCCCATCCGACAGCGTAGTTTGCATCGCCCCGGACAACTGAGCCGCCAATTTTGCGATCAGGAATGTGACCGTATCCGGCGCTACCAGAGTACTGTACGATGCCCGGTCCGCATCGGATAAATTGATGTTTATAGTTACGATCATTGAGTGAGACCTCGGTTTAGACCTTGCACAAGCCGCCAGTGATAACCACGTCCAGCGCCTGCCCGGCGTCCGCTATAACCGCCACGCCGTACCCCTTGGGGCCGGTGCGGGGGGTGTCGAAGTGATGGGCCACGCCGCCAGAGACGCTGGAGTTACCCTTGACGATCCGGGTGCCAGCGGTGCTGGTGATCGCCCCACCGAGGGGGTAGAACAGAATTTCGTAGTTGCCGCCCGCGGGCATCAAGAGTTCGATGTCCGTGACTACGGCAAATTCGGTGGCCAGTTGGGTGCGGGGCTGGACGACGCCCGCAATAACCTGCGCCCCGGCTGGATAGAGGATCGCCGCCACGCCCAGGTGGGCATCAGTGCTGATGACTTCGCCATGTACAGGATCGCCGAGACTTGTCCAACCCAAGAGGCACCTACCTTTCGCAGATATAGCCAGCCATAGTTCTTATTCCTTGACCCTTCATCCTACCCGGTAGGGCGAAGCCGGTCAAGGGCTATTTAATGTTTGCATTGAAAGTTTAAGTCGATGGGTGCCGGTAATCGTGGCTTGCCCTCCCATATTGTTTGCTTTGGAATTTCGTGTCGATGGGTTCCGGTAATCTAGAGTCCCATTTGGGGAAGACGATCCGGGAGGCCATACCCCGTCCCCTTCACCCTATGGGGCCTACAGGGATGGGGCCTACGCGCGCGTACATGCACAAAGCGCCGCAAAAATTTTTCAAGTCAATTTGCTTTCGCCTTGCTTGTGGCTTATGCTTCCATTGGCAATAACGCCGTAAGGAACAAGACATGAAGATTCGACTGATCGTGCCCAATTGCGGATTAAAAAATGGCAAGGTCATGACCATCCCGGACTACGGTCCCTGTATCGCAGACATTGCTGGAGGGTTCACGGCCACGCAGGCTGTCGGCGGGTGGAAGGACGATCAAGGCCAATTGATCGTGGAGCCAGTGACGGTGTTCGATTGCTCATGCCCTACGGGTACCGGGGACGATTGGCGTGACCTTGCCAAGCAAATCGCCCGTGAACTATTTCAGACATGCGTATATCTGGAGATAGACGGCGTAGTTGAATACGTTAAGCCGTAACTAATCGCAGACCTTGTGGTCTACGTGCCCCCGACATGGTGTAAGAAGCATGTCGGGGGTTTTATTTTATGCTCGCGAGCGGGGGACACCGGTCAAACGGGCGTCACACCACCATGTTGACGTTTGGCAACACTATTTGTGTAGTTGCGCAGTTTTTGTGCGGCCTGTATTACCCTAATATTACGGTAAGCCCAAAAAGCGGTATTACCCCCCCTTATTAGGGTAATACTCATTTATGCAAAAACCCCCCATATTTGGCACTTTTGCCCCTACTTTACCCGATATTACCCCTATTACCCCCCCCAATTTGCTGTCTCCGTCCGTAGAATAAGTATTACCCGTAAGGGGGGTAAGGTCTTCTCTATAGTCCTACTCCTTTATTAGAATAGATAACAGAGATAATAACAGTAAATAGCTTGTTTCAAGGGGTTTGCTCATTCGACCTTACCCCATGTTATTTTCCTTACCCGTAAGGTTTACTCTTGACAGCCTTACAGTAATATGCTACATTGGTCGTCATAGGAGATTAGCCAATGGCTAAAGAATTCACAGAATATCGCGAGTGCCCTAAATGCAGCCAAACCATTCATCGTCGGGATTACGGAAGCCAAGCCTATTGCAAGCGGTGCTGGCACAAGTATCTTGACAATCGCAAAGAAATCAATCGGCTTACAGAGCTTTACGATCAATACTACGATGATCCTGTGTTGGGTCCAAAGCTCAAAGCCCAATTGGAGACCTTAACGGCGGAGTGCCAAGGCAAGCGGGCCAAACCCAATGGGGCCAAACCCAATTTGCTTCCGCCGGTTTTGTAACGTATACTTCAATTAGAGGTGAATTATGGCGATTATTTGCACATCTTGTCACAAGTACACGTCGCATCCATACGGCGATATCATTCTTCCTGAATTCTTAGGTGGGCACGTGATTTCTGGCCCGCTATGTTCAGAGTGTTGGCATGGGACGTTGGACTGTGCACAATTGACTATCCGGGTAAAGACACTATCTAGCATAGAAAAAGCGGCCTTCGTACATTCATGTGTTAACGCAATGTATGGAGCAGCTCCGGTCAACGTCAATATCGATCCATCATCCTCTAACTACGATCCTCTAACCGATGAAACCTATGG